TTAAGTATTGGGGGTTCTCTCACTAACGTCAAAAATATAGAAGCCGGAAACTATCAAATCTTTGCTGGCGCTGGAGATATAGACTTCCTAGACGGAACTCGTCTTAAACTAGACTGGTTCAACCGTCTTAGAACTGTAACTGCTTGGGTTGAAGCAGAGTATGTAACTATAGTCGTCTCAGGTTCAAATGATGTAACTAATACTCACACAGTTACTGTAAATGAAGTTATTGACTTTGTCAGTGAACAAGGTAGTTTTGCTCTAGCTGGTGGAGTAACTCTAACAATCTCCCCTAACAGCATCATAGCAGGAATAAATCAAATATACTCAGGTGATGGAGCTATAGAATTCTCTGAGCCAGGTCCAACTCGCCCCGAACACTGGGGGCCTAACACTACTCCTGGAACCACAGATATGTCTGCCGAGTCGCAGGCTGCTGTTGATGCACTTAATGCAGGAGGTGGCGGAGATGTTTACTATGTTGGTGAGACTTATATCATTGGCAATCTTATCACTTATAGTAATATAGCTCATCATGGTGTATATGGTGCAACTATACTCAAGAAACCAACTGGTGTAAATTATGTAATGTCAGTTAATCCAGGAACGGGCGGCACCACTAATCCGGCTGACAACGAAATAAATATTCTCATTGAATATATCATCTTTGACGGCTCAAGCGAGTTATATGGATTCAGTGAACATAAACATAATCTTAATCTTAATGCCGTCAGTCATCTTATAGTTCAATATTGTAAGTTCATTCATCCGCAAGGCGATGGTATATATCTTGGTTCGGCAAATGTGGCGGATACCGAGCGTCATAATGAGCATATCAAGTTCCTCTATAACGACTTTGATGGCTATAATGATGCTGCCGATGATGGTCGAAACGCTATTTCTGTAATAGATGCTGTAGATTTGTTAATCAAGGGAGGTTCCATCACTCGCTATGCTGATGCTGCTATGCCAGGTGGAATTGATATAGAACCTAACGCTAACACTTTTTCACGTATACAGGACATTACCGTTGATGGTGTTCATTTCTTTGATAATACAAAGGGTGGGATTTATTTCTATCTGAATAAAGCTGACACTTACACCCTTCCCCCGAAGGGCTTTAGAATCATAAATAATCACTGGGATTCCGACAATACTGGGGGTGTCCCACTTATTTGGGTTCGACTTTATAACTCCGCTACACCATATTTAGTAGCGGCCACAGATGAACCCCACGGAGTAATTATTGAGAATAATTATATTGATAATGTTACTGGAGCAACTATTAATGTGGCGGGAACCAAAGGAACCATAATTGCTAAAAATACTCTTTTTGGTTCAAGTGTTGTAATCTTGGGTTCTTATACAAGTACTACTGGTGAAAACAACTACGATATAACTTTTATAAATAACATTCTTGACCAAACGGGAAACGTAACTGCGCAACTTATAGTGGGTAATAATGATATTGTAAGTATTACAAATAATATCTTTCGTGATCCTAATTATGGTGGCGCGGGCAACAGGGCCATCACTTTTTACGGTAGCGGCGTAACAACTACTTCTAGCTATGTAACTATCTCGGGCAATCAGTTTGTTGGTACAATATTAGAAGCCGCTCATGTAAGTGGTCATACCCTTACACCTGAAACAAACCGCTGGTTCGGAAACACAGTAAAACCAGGGACGACTAATGCTTTCCTGTATGATTCTCCTGATGATAATATGGCCTGGGGTGATTATGACTTTGCAGTAGATACTGGGGCTACTGCTTCTTACACCTTAGGTTATATCCCTAACAACGCTACAGTTACAAGAGCGTGGTATCAAGTTATAACTGCTCTAGCTGGTGCCGGTTCATCTTGTGCAATTGGAGTGTTTGCTGATGATGCTAATGGAATCATAACAGCTACAGCCTTTGACAACGCAATCTGGACAGTTGCTCCAGTATATAAAGATGGCGATCCAGATGGCACGGCAACTAATTTTACTACTCAAACTACAGCTGAGAGAGCTATTGTCTTCACGATCAGTGGGGCAGTTCTAACTGCTGGTAAGGTTCGGGTCTGGTGGGAATATGTAGTAGGTGAATAACTTTGGATGCTGAAATACAGCAAATAAACGACCTTTGTTCGGTCTCAACTAGGATGGTCGCCAAGACTTTCTTCCATGAGCGCTTCAACCTAGAATTCGCTGAACCTGTTCATGGGAAGATATTTGACCTAATCGACGATCCTGAGAAGAAAAAAGTTGCTATAGCTGCACCACGTGGCTGGGGAAAGACTTCCATAGTTGCCTTAGCCCTAATGGCTCGCTTTATCCTCTATCGAATCTGTCCTTTCATAGTCTACATAAACAAGTCCGAAACTGCTGCTATCATGCAGACTGAGAACTTAAAACGTGAGTTAATGACCAACCCTGATATTAGACGAATCTTTGGCACTGTAAAGCCTCACAAGGTTGGCAAGAATGAGATGGAGGAACAGTTTTCAAAGAAAGCCTGGGTTGCTTATGATACCTTCATCTTACCACGTGGAGCTGGCCAGCAAGTTCGTGGAGTTATCTTCAGAAATGACCGACCTGGACTAATCATAATAGATGACCTTGAAGACAAAAAGAAAGTATTAAATCCTGACCTACGTGAGGAGTTAGAGACCTGGCTACATGCTGACGTGCTTGAAGCAATTCCACAGTTGCACATGAACTGGAAAATTGTCTACATAGACACTCTCAAACATGAGGCGGCCTTACTGCAACATGTCTTAGACGCAGAAGACTGGGACAGTGTTAGACTTGAAAGTTGTGACGATAACTTAAAGTCTGTAGCTCCTCACTTCGTATCCAACGAAGCTATTGCTGAGAAATGGGATATAGCTGTGAAGTCTGGCCAAACAGATACTTTTTTCCAGGAACATAGAAACCTCCCAATCTCATCCAAAGACTCAGCTTTTCAACAGAAATACTTCCATTACTACAATCTTCCCCATGATGCTGGCAAAACAGACCAGGACCTACTCCTAATGGACTCTGACGTTCAGCATGATAAGAATGTTGAAAATGTAGTACTTCTAGACCCTGCAAAGACTGTGAAAATCCACTCAGCCGAATCAGCTATACTTGGCCTAGGCCTTGACATGGTAAAGGCTCGTATCTACGTCCGAGATATTGTTTCTGAAAAGATGTACCCCGATGAGATTTACGATGAGATGTTTGGCATGGCTAAGCGCCTCAATGCGAAGGTAATAGGAATTGAAGAAACTTCCCTCAACGAGTTCATCAAGCAACCTATTAAAAATGAGATGTTTCGCCGTGGAGATTTCTATGAGTTGATTTGGCTCCAAGCTCGTGGTGGAATTGGGACTGAGAAAGGCAAAACTCTGCGAGTAAAGGAACTAGTCCCCTTCTACCGTCAAGGCTACATCTTCCACAATAAGATGCTAGCTGGCACAACTCGACTTGAGCAGCAACTTCTAATGTTTCCTCGTTCTGCCCTCTGGGATATCATGGACTGCTTAGCTTACGTAATTCAGATGATGGAAAAAGGTGCTCGCTACTTTGCTGTTGATGCTGACCCAGAAGATTCTGAAGCTCAGTTTGCAGAACTTAAATATGAGAAGCCACTTGAACACTGGAGATCTATATGACTAATAACAATGTATGTAAAGCACATTCTGGACTGGAATCAAGACTAAAAACAATGGAGAACAACGTGCATGAGTTATGGAGTAAATGGGATTCGATGCAGAAGTTAATGTTAGGAAGCCTTATAACTTTAGTACTTAATCTAATAGGTATAGCCTTTCTATTTATAACTCGTCCTGATTCAATACCTAAACCCTGAAGGTGGTAATTTAATATTACTAGCTTATTATGGCCATTGTATCTATAAGAATAGGTAGTTCAGACAACGTCGTCCAGTATGATGATGTAGTTCATGCCTCTGCTATTGAAACTGCTGCTCCAATGAGAGCTGGGGTGCCAGTAGTTGGTAATGATGTAGTAAGGCTTGACGACATAGCATCTGGTGCAACAGCTGCTGCTGTCATAGCTGATCATGCAATAGTCCGTGGAGATGGTGGAGATAGAGGGATACAAGACAGTACTGTAATTATAGATGACGCTGGAAGTGTCACCATTCCAAGTGATGTAGAGATAACCGATGGTGATCTTGACCTGCTTGAGGGTTCTCTTTTCCTAAACAGTATCTACTCAAAGCAGCCTAGATTACATATGGAAAATCACCACGATGATGTCTTTGCACCACAACTTAATTTCTATAAATTTCCTGAGACTCTTTCTGATGATGATCAGTTGGCTTTTATAGGCGGCTTCTGTATAAGGGATGCACAACCTCAGGCATACATCGACTTTCGTGTTGCAGATGAGAGCAACGGTCATACAGGCGGAGAGATTAACTTTGGTGTTAAGGTAGATGATACTACAAGATATATGCTTAGACTCAGAGGCTATAATGGTTCTGTGGGTGAGGCTGAGGTTATCATAAATGATGATGGAGTAGATTGTGATTTTAGGGTAGAGTCAGCAGTCTCAGTTAATGGACTATTTCTCCGAGGTGATGATGGGTTTGTAGGGATTGGAGGAGCTCCCACGTCTCAGTTAGATGTTCATGGAGCTATTTCCTCTGACACTATAACAGTAACAACTGGAACTTATGATACCTTGGACGTGAGTGAAGTTAACACTATCTTTGTAGATACTTCAGGTGGACCCGTAGTATTTCGAGGGACTACTGGTGGAGTTGATGGACAAGTCTTAATGATAGTAGTTCATGACTTTACAGGTAACACAACTATAAATGACATTGATGGAGCCGGAACTCAAAAGTTCTATCTCCATGCTGAAGGAAATGAAACTTTAACAGGTGAACCAGGTGGATGGGTCTTCGTTAATCATGGCGGAGATCACTGGATGGATGCAAGCCATGCAAGACATCCGTAATAGGAGAAACTAATGCAAAGAACAATGGAGATAACTAGAAAACCTTTTGACTATGACAAGTTTTCAGCCACGACAGCTGCAGCAATCCAGCTTGACCCTACAAAGCGGGCCAACAACTGTCGAGCAGTCTTTATTACATTTGAAGATAACGCCATTCGCTATCGGATAGATGGGACTGATCCAGATATCAATGATGGACATGTAGTAGTAGCCGGAGCTAATCTATGGATGGAAAATGGACTTGCTATAGAACGACTTAGTATGATTGGCTATGGTGGTACGTCAATAGTAATAGTCACTTACTATCATTAAGGTGATGAGATGAAAAGATTATTAAACTTTTTAATTATCTTACTTGCTACACTTCTAGTATCGACATCTGCTTGGGCTCCTAGGCCAATATCAGGTGGGCCAATAGGTGGAGTTGGAGTAGGGACTATAGATAGCACTGGTACTGTCAATGCTGATGAAGCTGCGGTATGGGATGATAGTAATACTCTGAGGGCATTAACTGAGGCTGAGTTTAAGGCTCTATTTAATCTAGAAGCAGGAACTGATTACTACAGCATAGTTGCTGAAGACATCTGGAGAAATAGTGTATCTCAAGTAGAGATGGGTTATTTAGACGGTGTGACTTCTGACATTCAGACTCAGATAAATGCTGTTGCAGGGACGGTAGACACTACTGGCACTGTTAATGCTAATGAGGTTGCAGTATTCAATGACAGCAACACCCTGAAAGCATTAACCGAGGGTGAGTTTAAAATCTTATTCAATTTTGAATTAGGCATAGATGTCCAAGCTTATGACATTGACTTGACTACCTATGCAGGAATTTCGCCTTCGGCTAACGTGCAGTCTCTTCTGGGAGCAGCAAATTATGCAGCCATGCGAACTGCCTTGAGTCTTGTCCCAGGCACTGATTTTTATGGTAAAGCGGCGGAGGACACTTGGCGAAGTAGTGTATCTCAAGTAGAGATGGATTACCTTGATGGAGTTACTTCAGATATTCAAACACAGATAAATGGTGTTGCTGCTGGAGATGTCACAGGTATAGACGGTGGTGATGCTGTCCGAGTGGATGATGGAGCAACCGCTACGCCTGAAGTTAACGTCGATATGGACGAGAACACAACGGACCTTGAAGGTACTGTCCTCGAACCAGACGATGTAATCCTGATCATGGATACGTCTAATGCAGATGACATGGCCAGACATTCGGTAGCTGATATTGCTCTTGAAGACCTCTCAGTGAACTCAGCAGGAGTTTATGGGTTTGGTCCTGGGGGAATTATTGCTTATGCAAGCGCTGTTGCAGATGATGCGGCTGAACCTGGATTTATAGGTTATGATACTGGCGGACTTGGTGCCGACAAAGCTGATGGATATACCGGTAAGGTTCTCTGGCAGATGACGGACGGTACTGAAGATAACGAACTTTCAGATCAGGCCGTCACTCACATGGGTTCTGCTACTGCCGGGACAGAATATCGACATCAGTGGTTTGATGCTTCTGCACAGCTTCAATGTTTTGGAATAATGACTCATGGTGATGCCCCTGGCGACGTAGCTGGATATGAAAGTATGTGTTTTGACTTTGATCTTCCTACTGATGGATGGATTGGAGTTAGCTCGCCTGTTTCAAGTTCAGTTGGGTTTGACTTTGGTGCTATGAAGATAATAACCACAGGCACTATTCAGGGTGCCACTAATGTCATAGCCAATGCAGGGGCTACTCTTGCTGTGTCAGCCGCTCAAATGAACAGCATTATCCTACAAACGGTTGCTGGAGAAGTTGAACTTCCCGATGTGTGTGATTCAGCAACCATGCAATGGTTGTTAGTATTTGTTCGTGATGCCAGTGAAACAGTAGAAATAGCCGTTGCTGGTGGCGAGGACACTATTGTATATCCCGGAGAAACCTTAGGCGCAGATGACGAACTGGACTCTCCTGGTGGGGCGACAGACGAAGGAACTTGGGTTTCACTTATATGTATGGAGACTAATAAATGGTACGTACTTGGGAACAGAGGCACCTGGACAGATGGTGGACCGGCGGACGACTAATGAAAAAACTACTTTTATCAATACTAATTATTCTTTTTGCTTCGATTCCATCTTATGCTTTTAATGTAGCCATTATCGGGGGAAGTTCGCCGAGTGCAGAGGAAGGCTGCTCTGCACCAATAGACGAAGACGATTTCAATGATGGAACATTAGATGCGTGGGATACTTCCAAGAATGCCACAAATCCCGGAACCACCTTACTTCTGACATACGCTGTTACTGATGATGCCCATGTTCGTGAAAATGATATTACAGGAGAACCAATCACAGAATTTAGTATGCAATTTTCTTTTGAAGTCAATGGTGCTGGAACGTATTCTAATAGCGATTATTCCCCGTTGACGTGCGAAGATGCTACCTCTCTTTTTGTGGTAAGAATGCGAAGTGAACCTGACGGCAGTAAAATTGCAGGGCTTCGTCCTATGTATATAGACGATGGTGGCCCCGAAAACATAGCACTCTGTGGTGGAGAGATTTTAGAGGCAACGACTTATTATATAGGAATCTATCGTGTATGGTCGACTGGCCCTGGAGATAACAACGGTGAGATGAAAGTATGGTTAAAAACCGTTGCCGCAGAGGTAGGGGTTGGTGCGGCTGAATGTTCTGCGGTAGGTATAGACGATGATGAGCAAACGGGAGTGAGCAAGATAGAATTGGGGGGAACTCACGGCGATAGCTTTTATGATGGGTCTAATACTTATACTGTTACCATAGATGATTACAAGCTTCGGACAGGTGAAGAATGCTTCGACTTATAGTTACGCTTATTTGTTTATTAATGTTATCAACCTTTACTTTTGCGGAGGACCTGTATGTGCGACCTGCTGGTGGAGCTTATGGTGCTGAAGATGGCTCTGATTATGATAATGCCTTTGATGGCTTAATGAATGTTACCTGGGGTGATGGTGCAGGAAATGTTGGTCCAAGTGATACTCTATGGGTTGCTGGACTCCACATTGGAACTTATACTGGTGCTGGCAATATTGCTTTGGCTTTAGTGATAGACCCTGTTAGTGGCACATCAGATGCAAACAGAGTTACAATTCGTGGTGATTATCTTGGAGATCCTGGTACGATTTGGACTTATTATTATGACACTTCTACTGTCTGGAGCGATGAAACCGGAGGAGTGTGGTCGTGGACCATTACATCGTCCATAAAATGGCTATTCATATTTGAGAATATCACCAATGACTCATGGACAATCTTAGATAATGAAACAAGTTTAGTGGACTGTGAAAGTAATGCCGGAAGTTACTACTCAGCAACCTATGGAGGGGGGACGACGTTATACGTGCATACTACGGATGGACTTTCTCCCACCGACCCTTCTGCTCGAATAGCAATGTCCAGTCATGGATACAAGTTTCGAATCGCAGGAATGGAGTATATTACCCTAAAAAACATTAAATTGTACGGGCATTCTTTTGGCGGTTCAGTAACCTTTAATGATGCTACGCATATAACTTTTGATGGAATTACTCAATATTATGTAGCTTCATCAAGAGGGTTTGGACCTGTAGATGGTAATGATTATATAAAACTGCTGAATTCTGAAATTGCATATATGAAGAATGGCTATTATTCCAGCTCAGGTACTGACTATGGACCACGTTACTTTACATTGAGTGGAAATTATTTTCACGACATAGGCACTGGCGTAACTACAGATGATTCTGATGCTCACGCCGTTGGTGCGCAAGGAGGAACTGGGTCGATTGTCGAATTCAATAACTTTGTGAATATTGGCACTGGTCCAGTTTATTATAGTTTCCTACTACCGGACATGACTAATCATATCATTAGGTATAACAAATTAAAAGACATGTATACTGCCGGTGCTGCAAGAGGCTGGGGAATAGCTTTCTTTGGGGACAATCACTCATACGGCGATCTTTCTGGGAATGAGATTTATGGGAACCTTATAGACACAACCAGTTCAATCTGTATCCGCGCCCTTCTTCCAGATCAGATAGATGTATTTAATAATACCTGTATAGATACAGATGAGGGTATACTCGCTTCCCGTAGCGCAACGTTGGTCAAGATAGATACAGGCACGGTGGTTATTGAATCTTTAGTGAAGGGAGATGTTCTGATTGGAGAAACTTCTAATGCGGGACTTAGGGTACACTCTATCCGATTATCTGGTGCGGCTCCCAATGCTGTTGCAGAATTTACTTATGGGCTGTTATATCAGGTAGATTTTACCTCGGGTGGTACGGCAGAAGTGGTGGCCGGAGATATTTTAGATGGTGCTTCTTCTGCGGTGGCCTGTAATGTACGTAGAATAGATACGAATAGTGGTGCATGGGGTGACGGTGATGCTGCTGGAACTTTCTGGACAGGTGGAAGTGGGCTCGACGCAAATGAGGATTTCGATAAAAGGGATGGGCAGGCTAATATATTAACAATTACTGGAACTGAGGGTTCAAGGATTAGTATTGAAGGAGAAGACGTAGAAATAGATGGCACTACAGTAGGGAACATTGATATTATAACTCACCTTGGGCCAAATCATAAGCTTCGCAATAATATTGTTTACCATTCTGGCACTCCCGATAGACATGTAGGATACGACTCTTCTGCTACATTGGAAGCTTACGGTAAAATAGATGCTCAATATAACGCTTATTTCCCGGATGGAGAATATTTTCGGCAAGGCGGTTTTGATAGGACTTGGGCATTCTGGAAGGCGGTGACGGTCCCCGCTGGCTCAGATTATGATTCTGCCAATAGTACATCTGGGACTGATCCAGCTTTAAATGCCGATGGAACACCAGATGGTACAGTTACCTTGACAGGCGAAGACCAGGGGGATTATCTGCTCCTTGCTTGTGAAGCTGAATTTAAAACAGGTGCGGCTCCTGGATATTTTCCTTTGCTCAATCCTGATAGATGGGGCTGGCCCAAAGGGTTTTGTATAAACGTGGCACTAAATACATCAAGTGGACTGTAGAATGAATTTCAAAGCTAGTAATATAATATTACCAACTAACACTGGAGAAGTGTTCAATGCCTTACATTGTAAATGGTGAGCCTACATCTTGGACTGATAGTATCTATGAAGATAAGGATTATGAGTATGAATATCCTAATGGTCTAGATCTACGTCCAGGTACTGACTTTCATAAGAAGCTACGCCACAAAATCTGGTCCAGGGCTCATGAGTCCAGGACTGAACTTTCCAAGCGTTTTGATTCTTGGAATGAAATAGATCGTGTGCTCACTACTTACATAACTTTAGATGATAAGGAAAAGTTAGAAAAGGACAAGGATTCCAGAAAACCAGTTTCAATAGTCTTTCCTTACTCTTACTCAATGCTTGAGGCATTACTGACTTATATGTCACTAGCTTTCTTCCAAACTCCTATGTTTCAATATGAGGGAGTTGAGCCAGATGATACAGAAGGTGCCATGCTAATGGAGATGGTAGTTAATCTCCACTGTATTAAGTCAAAAGTAGCCCTAGCTCTTCACACTGTCCTACGTGATTCCTTTGCTTATGGAGTAGGTATTGGAGTACCTGGGTGGAAGAAGACTTATGGCAAAGTACCTATTAAAGGAACTTCGACTACAGACAGTGATATAGGAAGATCTGAAACAGTAGCTGTGCAATTTATAGATTCATTAATCTATGAAGGTAATGACTTGAGCAACATAGATCCCTACATGTGGTTGCCTGATCCAACTGTCTCCAGTAACAATGTCCAGGATGGTGAGTTTCTAGGTTGGATAGGTAATGATAATTACTTGAATCTCCTGTCTGAGGAAAATGAAGTAGACAGTGACTTGTTCAATGTAAAGTATCTGAAGAAGGAAAAGGACAAAAGATCAGCCCTTAATCGGGATCAAAGTGCTAGGCATGACAAGTTTGGTGGACCTAATCTGGCTAGAGGGATAACTGCTTCTACTAATCCAGTAGACACAATAAACTTGTATGTAAACTTAATTCCCAAAGAATGGGAGTTGTCAGAAAAGGAAACCCCTGAAAAGTGGTTCTTTAAACTGGCAGCAGATGATATAATAATTAGTGCACATAAAGCAGATCATCATCATGGTATGTATCCAATGGCTGTTGCATCACCTGAGTTCGACGGCTACTCGATTACACCTAATGGAAGAATGGAGATTCTAGCAGGTCTTCAGGGAACATTGGACTTCCTATTTAACTCTCACATAGCTAATGTTCGTAAAGCTATCAATGATATGTTTGTAGTTGATCCTTATCTTATAAATATAGAAGACTTAAGAGACCCTGAACCTGGAAAGTTAATTCGTCTGAACAAACCTGCTTGGGGTCATGGAGTTGATAAGGTAGTCCAGCAACTTAACGTAACTGACATAACACGAACTAACATTGCTGACTCTGCTTACATCACTGGATGGATGGACCGAATTGCTGGAGCTGATCAATCTATGCAAGGCGCACTTCGTCAAGGTGGCCCTGAGAGATTAACCAAAAGTGAGTTTCAAGGAACACGAGGTTCTGCTATTTCAAGATTGCAGCGCTTGGCTATGATAATAGGTATGCAGTTTATGCAAGATATAGGTACCATGTTCGCTGTTCATACACAACAGTATATGACACAAGATACTTATGTTAAGATTACTGGGAAGTATGCTGAGCAGGTGTCCAAGAGCTTTAAACAAGATAGAGCAAAAGTAACTCCTTTCGATCTGGCAGTAGCAACTGATTTGATTACCCGAGATGGATCAATACCTGGTGGAAACTTCTCACAGATATGGCTTCCATTATATAAGATAATAGCCACAGACCCTGCACTTCGTCAAAAGTATGATCACTTTAGAATCTTTGAACTTATAGCAAGAGAATCAGGAGCTAAGAATATAGAGGACTTTAGGGTAGTAGGAACTGAAACTATGTCTGATGAAGATGTCATGGATGAAGTTGATAAAGGGAACATGGTTCCCACTGCTGCTGTAGGAGGCTAGGCTATGCAAAGGGCAGAATTAAGAGCTACAAGGGCACAGATAGAAAGATTTAAAAAGTCTTTCATCTGGAGAGACATGGTACGTGAACTTGAGAGTTGGAAGGAAGGTTTCAGGGATGAACCTGCAGCTATGGTAAGAAATGCGCTAGATTTAAACCCAAGTACAGCGGCTACTTTAATGTACTTAGGAGATATATCTGGAAGAATACAAGCGATAGAGTATATAATTGCGATGCCAGATGTGTTTCTATCTTTATTAGGAGGTAAGAAAGATGGCTCTTGATGCCGGTGAACCTAGAAATAGACAGGTTACTGAACTAGAAGGATATATGAGAGAAACCAGAGCTGCAGTAAATGCTATCTCTGGCTCTGGAAATGTAGGTGTTACTGAGCTTGAAATAGCACTTGCAGCTACTACACTTTCTGTAGGAACTGAACTAGATGACTTCAGTATTGAAGTAATAATCTTAACAGCCGCTGCAGCTGTGGTGATAACTAATATTTATTTAGGTGTTGAGGGAATGATAAAGATCTTTGTATGTCAAGATGCTAATGTATCATTCACTGATGGGCCAAAGTTAACGGGTCAACTTTATCTTGATCAAGGTCCTTTGTCAGACTTCGACATGGGACTTAATGATATTCTAGCAATAGTAAACGTCGGTGGAGATGGAGCAGCTGAACATGGCTGGTGGCAAGAACTTTTCAGGAAGGAAAGCGTGAGATAAGCTGGTAATATTATATTACTAACTAGGAGGTTAGCTAATGAGTAACGAAAAAGTGGAAACACAGGAAGAAAGAATGGCTAGGGAAATTGATGAGATGGAAGAAGTGTATGAAGATGCAGGGATTTCTGTAGACCCTGGACCTGAACCTGAGCCAAGTCCAGAGCCTACTCCGGACCCAGAGCCAGAGCCAAAACCTGAACCTACACCCGATCCTGAACCGGAGCCTAAACCTAAAGACGAACCTAAGCCTGAACCAGAACCAGAACCCGAGCCAAAGGAAGACACTGTTGAATCCTTAAGGGCTGAGAAAGATGAGCTTCGCAAGAAACTAGATGCAGCTTCTAGTCCTGCAGAACCTGCTCCAGAGCCTGAACCTGAACCGACTCCAGCTCCAGAACCAGAACCCAAGCCGGAACCTGAGCCTGAGCCTGAAGTTATTGAAACAATAGATTTCACCAAGGACCTTGATCTTGAGGAACTAATCCGAGACCCAGTGGAACTCAATAAACTCCTCAACACTGTTCATCAAGCAGGAGTCTCACTAGCCCGAACAGAAATGAGAGCAGGAGATGAGGCTGTCATAGGCAGCACTCCTGACATAGTCAAAAACCTTATAAAAGTTACTGAAGCATTGACCAAGGAAAGTGACAAGTTTTATACAGATAACAAAGAACTATTACCCTTTAAAACAACTGTCGGTGCTGTATTTGAGGAGGAACTAGCTGCGAATCCTGATAAGCCTCGTGCTGAGATACTTGAAACTGTAGCAACTAAAACTCGTGAGAAACTTAACTTGAAAAAGGCAGCGATAGAAAAGGACAAGGATGATGATCCACCTAAGCTACCGAAAGGTGGCAAGGGAGGCAAACGTACACAAACTAAACCAGATA